CTGCTATTAGAATATCAACAATATCCTCTATTAGTTATAATGTTGGGTATTCATACTTTGATATCAACTTAAATTCAGCAATTGCATCTCAAAATACATTCTCAAACAATTGTGCTACTCCAGTTGTAGTAGTTACTATTACTTCACCTTCAATTGTAGGTGATACTGGTCATCAAGGTGGTACTGGTGCTAAAGGTAATCAAGGTGCTCAAGGAGATACTGGGTCAGTAGGTGCCCAAGGTGCTACTGGGCCTGGTGGTGATACTGGTGCTGCTGGTAATAAAGGTGTAATTGGTAACCAAGGTGCCCAAGGTGCTACTGGGCCTGGTGGTGATACTGGTGCTGCTGGTAATAAAGGTGTAATTGGTAATCAAGGTGCTACCGGCCCTCAAGGTGCTAAGGGTGCGAGTGGAAATACTGGTTCTACTGGTAATGTAGGTGCGCAAGGACCTCAAGGTGCTAAGGGTAATACTGGTAATTCGGCGGGTCAATACACATTAACCGCTGATAGTAGTGTTACGGTATCAAATAACTCGAATAATCAGTCATATACTATCACGAAAACTGGTGGTACAAATGGTTCGTGGTCTTCACAAGCATATTCTTCTACTGGTAGAACTGGAAACATAGTTCTTTCCTTTACTGCACAAGAAACAAACACATATAAGATGCTGGGTCTTACAGCTGACCCAACTACTAACTCATCGTATAACTCAATTGACTACGCATTCTATCCAGAAGCCAATGGTACTGTTAGGATTTATGAAAATGGTTCACATAAAGGTCAATTTGTATCATCATATACCACTTCTGATGTCTTCACCATTACATATGATAATCAATACATTAGATATTACTTCTATGACCAAAGTGTAAATCAAACTTTACTTCTTAGAACTCTAAACGTAGGTAGTGGTCTTACATTATATGTAGATTCATCATTATATACAAGTGGCGCAGGATTCGACAATATTACATTCTCTTCAGCGTTAATTGGTGGTACTGGTCCTCAAGGTGCTCAAGGTTCTGCTGGAAATAAGGGTGTAACTGGTAATCAAGGTGCTCAAGGTGGTACTGGTGCTACTGGTGCTGCTGGGAATAAAGGTAGTACTGGTAATACTGGTGCTCAAGGTGGTACTGGTGCTAAAGGGCATACTGGAAATACAGGTGCTCAAGGTGCTACTGGTGCTACTGGTCCTAAAGGAAACACGGGTGCTCAGGGAAACACTGGGTCGAAGGGTAATCAAGGTGCTACTGGTGCTAAGGGTAACCAAGGTGCTGCTGGAAATACCGGCCCACAAGGTTCAACTGGTGCTCAAGGGGTAACTGGTAACAAAGGTGCTTCATCTGCGTTCCAAGTATTCTTCTACTCACAAACATCAAACACACTTACAAGTGGTAAGACCAACTTTGGTAATACTTCGACAAGTGGTATGGGTTCTATCATCGTATCTCGTTATGATGGTAACGGAGTCGATAAATATACTCAATTAAATTCATATGGCGCTGGCTCATCTGTAATGATTACTCAAGGTGGTGTTGTAGGAGAAAGTGGTATATATAGAATTACTGCTAAAACATACTTCTCAACAAACACCTATTTCTACTATGGATTAGATTACACAAGTGGTACAACTGGTAATTTCTCTAATAATAATGTTACTACTTACTTCGATTTCGTTCCGGGAGCAGTAACAGGTGCTCAAGGTGGTATTGGTGCTACTGGTGCTGGTGGTGCAGCTGGAAATACTGGTCCTAAAGGTAATCAAGGTGCTACTGGTTATCAAGGTGCTGCTGGTGCTAAGGGTAATACTGGTAACGTAGGTGCTGGTGGTGCTACTGGGTACAAAGGTAATCAAGGTGCTCAAGGAAATACTGGTGCTAAGGGTGTTCAGGGTGCTCAAGGTCCTCAAGGTGGTAAGGGTGCGACTGGTAATGTTGGTCCTAAAGGTCATACTGGTCCAACTGGGTTCAAAGGTAACACAGGTGCCGCAGGTGATAAGGGTATCCAAGGAAATACTGGTGCCCAGGGTGCTCAAGGTGCTCAAGGTTCTGCTGGAAACAAAGGTTTACAAGGTGCTCAGGGTGCTCAAGGTGCTAAGGGTTACCAAGGTAGTGCTGGAAACAAAGGAGTTCAAGGTAATCAAGGTGCTACTGGCCCTAAAGGGAACACGGGTGCTCAAGGAAATACTGGCGCTAAGGGTGTTCAAGGTGCTCAAGGTCCTCAAGGTCAAAAAGGTGCTTCGGGTAACTCAATTCAAAACCCAGACTTCTCAACTGGAGCATTATACGCACCATATGCTGCTGGGTCTAATCCAACAAACGATGTAGTTACATTAGTAGCAAACCCAAGGTCAGCACAATCTCAATATGTATTGAGACAATCAACCGTTGGTAGTATTTATACCGAGTATGATATTCCTTTAAGTGGATTGAAACCAAATACATCGTATACTGTGGAATGTTGGGTTGCATATGATTCGAATTGGACTGCTGGAAATCAAATTTTCCATACAAGACACTATGTAACAAGTGGTACACACCCAACAACTGGTGGTGCAGGTACACTAATCCATTCGATGGATATTTACCACTCTGAGATTAGTGCGACTCTTACTTGGGAAAGAAGGAGATTAACATTTACAACCGATGCTCTTGCAAACGGTAATTTCAATTGGTATGTTGGGTACGCCCCAGGTTCAACCACAAGTGGATTCAGATACTTTACTGGTCTTTATATGACCGAAAACTCAACTGATATTAGTGGTGATATAGGTGCTACTGGTCCAATTGGTCAAAAAGGTAATTCAGGCAACCTCGGTCCAAAAGGAAATACAGGTGCTACTGGTCCTCAAGGTTCTGCTGGTGCTAAAGGTGCTATTGGTAATACTGGGGGTGTTGGTGCTACTGGTCCTAAAGGGAATACAGGTGCTCAAGGAAATACTGGCGCTAAAGGTGTTCAGGGTGCTCAAGGTCCTCAAGGGGGTAAGGGTGCTACTGGAAACTTAGGAGCTAAGGGCCATCAAGGTCCGACTGGTTTCAAAGGAAACACTGGTGCCGCGGGTGATAAAGGTATTCAAGGTTCAACGGGTGCTCAAGGTGCTCAAGGTGCTCAAGGTTCTACTGGAAATAAAGGTATTCAGGGTGCTCAAGGTGCTAAAGGCTCTACTGGTAATGTAGGTGCTCAAGGTGATAAGGGTATCCAAGGTAATACTGGTGCTCAAGGCGCTCAAGGTTCTCAAGGTAATGCTGGAAACAAAGGTATCCAAGGTGCTCAAGGTGCTCAAGGTGGAACTGGTGCTACTGGCGCTCAAGGTGCCACTGGTCTTCAAGGTGCTCAAGGTCCTAAAGGCGCTAAAGGTAATACTGGTGCTGCTGGTAACAAAGGTATCCAAGGTAATACTGGTGCTCAAGGTTCTCAAGGTTCTCAAGGTAATGCTGGAAACAAAGGTATCCAAGGTGCTCAAGGTGCTAAAGGCTCTACTGGTAATGTAGGTGCTCAAGGTGATACTGGTGCTAAGGGTAATACTGGTGCTCAAGGTGCTCAAGGTTCTCAAGGTAATGTCGGAAACAAAGGTATTCAGGGTGCTCAAGGTGCTCAAGGTGGAACTGGTGCTACTGGCGCTCAAGGTGACACTGGTCTTCAAGGTGCTCAAGGTCCTAAAGGCGCTAAAGGTAATACTGGTGCTGCTGGTAACAAAGGTATCCAAGGTAATACTGGTGCTCAAGGCGCTCAAGGTTCTCAAGGTAATGCTGGAAATGTAGGTGCACAAGGTGCTCAAGGTGCTAAAGGCTCTACTGGTAATGTAGGTGCTCAAGGTGATAAGGGTATCCAAGGTAATACTGGTGCTCAAGGCGCTCAAGGTTCTCAAGGTAATGTCGGAAACAAAGGTATTCAGGGTGCTCAAGGTGCTCAAGGTGGAACTGGTGCTACTGGCGCTCAAGGTGACACTGGTCTTCAAGGAGCTCAAGGTCCTAAAGGCGCTAAAGGTAATACTGGTGCCGCGGGTGATAAAGGTATTCAAGGTTCAACGGGTGCTCAAGGCGCTCAAGGTTCTCAAGGTAATGCTGGAAATGTAGGTGCACAAGGTGCTCAAGGTGCTAAAGGCTCTACTGGTAATGTAGGTGCTCAAGGTGATAAGGGTATCCAAGGTGCTCAAGGTGGAACTGGTGCTAAGGGTGTTACTGGTGCTCAAGGAAATACTGGTGCTAAGGGTGTTACTGGTGCTCAAGGTTCTCAAGGTTCTCAAGGTAATATTGGAAATGTAGGTGCACAAGGTGCTCAAGGTGGTGTTGGTCAAAAAGGTTCAAATGGTAATCCTGGAAATTCAGGTATTGGTGGTGCTGTTGGTAGAACTGGTGGTGTCGGTAATGGTGGTGCTGCTGGCAACAAAGGAGTTCGTGGTGACAAAGGACATCAGGGTCTAAAAGGTAACCCTGGTCTTGGTGGTGGAAAAGGTTCAAAGGGTAATACACTTCCAGGTGGTTACTTCATTTGGGACAACTCACTAAACAAACTTACATTCAGAAAACACGGATGGCAGAGTGGCCAACAAATTTGGATTGTAGAAACTTACATAAGTGGGTCTTATTAAAGTTTAGTTCCATATTTATAGTAAAATAATTAGTTATGCAGAAGAGCTTTTCCTTTGATAGAAACGCATATCGGTCAGATGTGTCTTACAATGACTACTATTGGTTTGAAACTGGATTCACCAAAGAAGAACTACAAGAAATTGAAGAAATGACTTCAAACTTGTCTTGGGAAACCGCAGCCACTGGTCAAGATGATAAGTCACAAGTATCCGAATATCGTAAATCCAAAATTAAATGGTGTCCTCAAACTGAAGAATGGACTTGGGTATACTCCAAACTCCACGATATGATTTCAGAAGCAAATGATATTATGTGGAAGATGGATATTACTATGATGCCTGAGGCAATTCAGTATACCGAATACTATGGTGGTGGTGGTCATTACGATTGGCATATGGATTGTGGTATTGGGATGCAAAATCGCAGGAAGATTTCAGTAACAGTCCAGCTATCAGACCCATCGGAATACGAAGGTGGTGATTTACAATTCAACATTGGAAAGCAAATAACTGCACCACGAGCTCAAGGAGCTGCTGTGATTTTTCCATCATTTTACCTACATAGAGTCACACCTGTGAAGAGTGGAACACGAAAATCATTCGTTCTTTGGGTTGGTGGAGAACCATATAGATAATAATTTATGAAAACAAGTTTACCTACTGCATTAATTTATGGTTGGGATAGATTTGGTGAGATAAGAACCCAATCAGATGTATATTTTGAAGAGGGGCTCGAAGAATATGTAGTATTATACTCATACGACTCATCAATAAATTTCAAAACCCACTTTGCAACTCATAGACCCGATGTAATCGTTATTATTGGGGATACTCCAACTGAAATATCGGAGATGCTACACCACTCAATGGTATCAAGTAAGATAATAAATTACGAAATGATACCGGATGATAACATTTTAGCAAACGATGTGGTGTGTCAGTCTACATTTTGGGCTTGTAGTTCTCAAAAAGAGGTCTATGGTGATTCCGATTCACCGATTTTATCTATTTTTACTCCGACTTACAAGACAAACGAGAGAATTTTCAGAACATATGATTCATTACGAAAGCAAACTTATCCAAATTGGGAGTGGGTAGTAGTTGATGACTCACCTGAAGGTGATTATAAGACTTGGGAGTATCTAAAAGACTTAGCATCCCAAGATTATAGAGTAAAAATTCATAGAATGACTCCAAATTCGGGTGGTAATGTTGGTGAAGTAAAACATAGAGCTGCTATGTTGTGTAATGGTGAGTGGTTATTTGAGTTAGACCACGATGATGTTCTTATATCGACTTGTTTGGAAGAAGTTCTTAATGCAAGTAAACAATATCCAGACGCAGGATTTATCTACACGGATGTAACTGAGGTATATGAGGATGGAACACCACGACAATATGGTAGAATTGGTGATGATTGGTATGGTCATCCCGAAAATCCATTCGATTGGGCATACGCAGGGCATACTTGGGAAGAATACGATGGTAAAACTTGGTTAGTACATCATTATCCAGACATTAATCCAAAAACAATTCGATTTAATATAGGAATGCCTAACCATTGTAGAGTATGGAATCGAGATACCTATCATAAAGTTAGAGGTCATAGTAGAAATATATCAGTTGCTGATGATTATGAGTTGATTGTTAAGACATTCCTTGAAACGAGAATGATTCACCTCAAACGAATGTTATACGTTCAGTATAATAATTATAATTCCACGGTTGATAACAATTCTACCGACATTAATCGTAGAGCACGACTGATTAAGGATTATTATGACCCATTTATTCACGAACGAATTGCTGAATTGGGTAAATTCGATTGGTCTTGGGATGAAGAGAATAATCGTGGGTACTATCTACAAAATTGGATGGATAGAACACGATATTATGAACGAGAAGAAGTCTTAAATTACATTGTGGAGTAGTATGAGAGTATTATTTACAATAGGTTATCAGAAACAAAACATCAGTAAGAACTATTGGTTAGAAAATGGTCTTGGTGGGTCGGAATATGCTGTTATAAAGTTGGCAGAACAATTTGCTAATGATGGACACGAGGTAATCGTGAGTGGTATGGTGGAAAACACCGAAAGTAATGGTGTATCTTATTATGATTACGACTCATTGGGTACATTTCAACACTTTGATGTAGTCATAGGGTCTAATTACATTCATTACCTACAACTAATGGATGACTTAAACATTACATTTGATAAATCATACTTTTGGATTCATAATTTTGAGTTTTACCCTTGGTATAAAGGATTGGAACTACCAAATGGGGGTATAGACCTTCTAAAAGACAATAGAATCTCAAAATTCATCGCAGTATCTGAATATCAGAAGAATAAGTTAGAAAAAATGTGGCCTGATATGAAAGGTCGTATTAAAGTTCTAAATAATGCGATTGACCCATCCGATTGGGAAGATATTGATGTCCCAAAGTTTGATAATAAGTTTATATACACTTCAGCACCTGATAGAGGGTTAGAACACTTACTTGGTATTTGGCCAAGAATTAGAGAGATGATTCCAGACGCAAGTTTGTGGGTAGCCACACCCCCATACGCACTTGAATGGTATGATTCATATGTAAATGAAATGGATGGTGTGTATTTCTTAGGAGCATTATCACCATCTGAATTATATAAACAAATTAAGTCGGCTGAATATTGGGTATATCCTTCACAATATGATGAGACTTATTGTATAACCGCATTAGAAATGATGTTTGGTCGTGTTAAGATTGTATCAACTGATACTGGTAACTTGATAAATTTGTTAATGGGTAAGGGTGGTTTAATCTCAACACCAAGCGATGTTGATAAATTAAAAGAAGATATATTTGAAAAATTATTGGATGTATACAATGATAAGTCATTGGCGATGGCTAATTTGGAAACTGCATACAACTTTGCTAAAAACGAAAATTGGTCTAACCGATATAATCAATGGATTGAAATGATAAATAATAATGACAAACTACATCCAGAATTGTATACATACTACGATGACCCTGACGCATGGAAATCGAGATTCATTACTTATTCAGCAAGAACTAAAGAGTGGGAGTTGATAGTAGATGAACCATTTATGAATACATTCTCATTTCCACTATTTACAGCCGAATTTTGTAGGATGATTCGTGAAGAAGCTGAACACTCAAATTCGTGGACTGTTGATAGACACGAAAATTATCCAACTACCGATATGGTTTTACAAACAATTGGGATGCATGACATTTATATGGAGATACTGAGAGAGTTTGTAATGCCTGTATCAATTTATATGTGGGCACTTGAAGGTGAAGGTTGGGATAATCTTACTACGGAAAACTTCTTAGCAAGATACACTCCGGATGCACAAGGTCATCTTTCAATTCACCACGATATGTCTGATATTACTTGTTTGGTTCAATTGTCAGACCTCGATGAATATGAGGGTGGTGGAACTTGGTTTAGAAGACAGCGTAAATTACTAAAAAATGGTATTGGTTATGTAAGTATTCATCCTGGAAACATTACTCATAAACACGGTGCTAGGGCAGTGACTGATGGTACACGATATATCGTAGTATCCTTTATGAGAAATACGAAAAGGTAATCGAAACACTATTTATATAGGACTAATAGTATTTAGGAGTATAAATGTCAGTAACAATTCCAATTTGGCCAGGTTCAGGTTCATTTACAAGTGGTTCATCGACTCCTTTTGGGTTCTTCGATTCTGATGCACAATTTCAGAGTGATGCTCCAAAAGTAGCAGAATGGTGTGCTCGTAGATTGGGTTACCCAATCATTGATATCGAACTTCAAGACATCAATTTCTTTACTTGTTTGGAAGAAGCAGTGAATGAGTATTCATCACAAGTAAACCAATATAGAGCAAAAGAGAATTTGTTATCTCTTCAAGGGTCATCATTAGACTTAGACTTATCAGATACCAATATGAATGCAAATATGCAGAACTTTGTAAATATCGCAAAGGATTATGGTACTGAAGCACTTAGTGGTGGTAAAGTTACTGTTTACACTGGGTCATTTGAGATGGTATCGGGTCAACAAATCTACGACTTGGGTGATGCTAATGTAGTAACACTTGAAAATGGTTCAGTAACCGATGGTGTTACTCTTCGTAGAGTATACCACACTCAACCACCTGCAATCATTAGATACTTTGACCCATTTGTAGGTACTGGTCTTGGTTCTCAACAAATGATGCAAACCTTTGGGTGGGGTAATTACTCACCAGGTGTATCATTTATGATGCAACCAATGTTTGATGACCTTTTAAGATTACAAGCAATCGAATTCAACGATAAGATTCGTAAGTCATCATATGGTTTCCACGTTGATGGGCAACGAATCAGATTATACCCAATTCCAAGTGGAACTGATACTGGCGCCAAGGTATATTTTGATTATACATTGGATAGTGAAGTAAATTCACCAATCGCTGCATCTAATGTGGTTAGTGATTTGTCTAATGCTCCATTTGGAAGATTGACTTACTCTAATATCAACTCAGCAGGAAAGCAATGGATTGCAAGATACGCACTTGCATTGTCAAAAGAGATGTTGGGAGCAGTTCGTTCTAAATTCTCAGCAATTCCAATTCCTGGCGCAGACATTACATTAGATGGGTCAGACCTTCGTAACGAAGCATCTGCTGAAAAAGAAGCATTGATGACTCAATTGACTGAAATGTTGGAATCGACATCTCGTAGAGCATTGATGGAAGCACGAAAAGAAGAATCTGAATACTTGGAAGAAACTCTTAATAGAGTACCACGACCAATTTTTATAGGATAATCAAATGGCTCTATTCGGTGGACAAAGGGATATGGCTCTATTCAGTAAAGTGAATAAAGAACTTATCAACGACATTATTGATACTGAAATCTACTACTACCAAGTCGCTTTGACTGAAACTAAAGCAAATTTATATGGTGAGGGTAAAGATAAAGTATTCAATCAACCAATAAAAATTCCTTGTTTGATAGAGAGGGGTCAGGCGACTCAAATCTCTGATGATTTTGGCCAATCATATTCTCGTGAAGTTCAATTTAGATTTCTTCGTGATACTTTGGTTGATAAAAATCTTGTACCCGAAGTTGGTGACATTATTTTATGGAATGAAGAATACCATTTGATTGATGCAACATATCAAGTCCAATACTTTGCTGGAAAGAACCCACAAACTTGGGATGGTGGTGAGACACAAGGTTATAATGTATCAGTTCAATGTGACACTCACGTTACTCGACAAACATCAATTAAATTGGTGGATACATATAAAGGTAACTCAAGACAAAATGATAACGAAGTACCATTAGGATTGTAAGATGGCTCAAAAGTATAGAAACGAAGACAAATCGAAACCAAACCTTACTCAAACTCAATCTTCTACAAGTGAAGATGTGAAATTGAACAAGGCAAAGCAGATTCGTAGAGACCAAGACAATGTAAAGAACATTTCAGTTGGTATTTATGACATTGACTCTGCGTTTCAAAGTTTCTTACAATCTGATGTAAAACCTACAATCGAAGATGATGGTAGATTCTACCCAGTTCCAGTAATGTACGCATCTCCAGAGAAATGGGCAAGTGCACAACGTGATGGGTTTATGAGAGATGACAGTGGTATGATTTTAACACCAGTTATCTCATTCAAACGAAATAATCTTTCCATCAATACCGATTTAGCAAAGTTAAAGGTGGCACAAAACGAAGATGCTCACCAAATGTTCGAACGAACATATAGTAAGACCAATAGATACGACCAATTCTCGGTTTTGACTGGTCAGCAACCTAAAAAAGAGTATATGTCGGTTGAAAGACCTGATTATGTTAATTTAGAGTACGAAGTGGTCGTTTGGTGTGACTATATGGAGCAAGTGAACAAGATTGTAGAACAAATCGTGTTTTTCCAAGGCCGTTCCTTTGGTGATAGATACAAATTTGTAATCAAAGGTGATTCTTATTCATTTGAAACTCTATCAGAGGTAGGTCAAGATAGAATCACTAAAGCAAGTATCAATCTGACTGCAAAAGCATACATCGTTCCAGAATACGCCGCAATGACTAACAATACCAAGAGAAGAATCTCAGTTGGTAAGGTATCTTGGGGTGAGAGTCCAAAATTAGGTGGAAATGAATCATACCCAATCATAGGTAATGAATAATATTTACATATTTATATAATAGAACATTAATAAGACAAGTTATGGAAGAAAAAACAATGATTCAATTTACCCAAGAAGAGGTAAGCAAGATTCAGGAGTTACAACAAAAGGTATTGACTGTCAATACACGAATTGGAGAGATTGAACTACTCATACACGGATTAGAAAGAGAGTTCCAAGAACTAAAAAATGAAAAGCAGACATTAATCAATCAGTATGCTAACATTCAACAAGAAGAAATGGAATTATCGAGTGAATTGAAAGAAAAATATGGTGAGGGTACTTACGATATATCTACAAATCAGTTCACACCTACCAAATAAGTAGTCGTTTCCCTATTTTTTGGTGTATTTATAATAAGGAAAACCGAAAATTATATTTTAGGAGAAAATAATGGCTGAAAGAATTGTAAGTCCTGGCGTATTTACAAGAGAAAAAGACCTCTCATTCCTACCAGTAGGTATTGGTGAGATTGGTGCTGCTCTTATCGGGCAATCAATCAAAGGACCTGCTTTCGTTCCAACGAAAGTAGAATCATTTAACGAATTCCAACAAAAGTTTGGTGGTCTTACTGAAGATTCATACCTTCCGTATACCGCTCAATCTTATTTAGAGGAAGCTGGTGCTGCAACTATCGTAAGAGTGTTGGGGCAAGATGGATATACTGCTAAACCATTGGCATTGGTGGTATCATCATCTGAAGGAGAATTGGTAGGTGCTCTACTTCACCCAAGTACTACTTTGGGTAGTGGTGATATGGATACTACAAGTATAGATGCTCCGGCAAGTGCATCTTCATTCATCCTTACTTTGGATGGTAGTGGTATCAATAGTGCAAGTAATGCAAATATTGTATCAGCGTCACTAGACCCTTCTAACGAAAACTACATCACTAAGACTTATGGTTACGCTCCTAAGTCATCTAAAGATGTATATACTCAACTTAACTTCTCATCATTCCAATCTGCATCATTTGCAACTGGTGAAGATGTGAAGGTTTCAGTTCAACAAGTTGATGTTGACTACGGAAATGCATATTCTGAAGCATCTACTCCTTGGATTAAATCACAAAAAGTGGGTGGTGTTGCTACCGAATTGTTCAAGTTCCACACACTGTCTCACGGTAACTCTACTAACTACGAATTCAAAGTAGGTATTAGTAACATCAAACCAGCTTCAGAGGTGCCAGGTTCTGAATATGGTTCATTTAGTGTTATTGTAAGAAGAGTAGATACTGGAAAGATTCCTAATTCAATCTTCGGTCAAGGTGTTCAAGATTCTGATGTTAGACCTAACATCGTTGAAGAATTCCAAGGTGTAAACCTCGACCCTAACTCACCAAACTACATCAAAAGAGTAATTGGTGACAAATACATTACTGTTGACGCAAATGGTAAATTAAACTCAAATGGTGACTACCCTAACGCATCTGCTCATATTAGAGTAGTAGTTGCTGATGATGTAGATGCTGGTGCAATTGATTCATCACTCGTTCCATTCGGATTTGGTGCTGTAACTTCACCACTTCACTCAACTTACAACCTACCATCTCCAACTTATGTATCTGACCAAACAATTTCTGGTGAGTACAATAAGAGAGTATTCTTAGGTTACTCATTTGATTTATCAAATACTGATAACTTAAACTTCTTGTCACCACTACCTGCTTCAAGTACTGAAGTAGTTGGTTCTGACTTTGATTTGGCTGATTGTACTTCAAATGGTTCATCTATTTCTCTATCATCTGATATTGATGCTAAGAAGTTCTTAGTACCATTCCAAGGTGGTTTTGATGGATACGAACCAAATAGAGTAGTAAACGTAGGTTCGGCACTTGTTGCTGGTAACTCACAAGGTATGGATATGTCATCTGCTACCGCTGCTGGTACTGTTGCATATAGAAAAGCAATCAACGCTATCTCTAACCCAGATGAGTTTGATATCAATATGGTAGTATTACCAGGTGTAATACATAGACTACACTCTTCAGTAACTACTTACGCTAAAGATATGTGTGAGGATAGATTGGATTGTTTCTATGTAATGGATGCTGGTCGTTACGGAGATTCTATCTCAACTGTAAATAACGCACTTACTTCATTTGACTCAAACTATGTGGCAACTTACCACCCTTGGGTTAAGATTTTAGATACTGATAAGAATAAGCCAGTCTGGGTACCACCAAGTGTTGTACTTCCAGGTGTTATTGCATTCAACGACGCTGTTGGTGCTGAATGGTACGCTCCTGCTGGTTTGAATCGTGGTGGTCTTCCAAATGTAATTGAAGTTCAGACTCGTTTGACTCACGATGAGAGAGATACACTATACGAAGGTCGAATCAACCCAATCGCTACGTTCCCTGGACAAGGTGCTACGGTATTCGGTCAAAAGACACTACAAGCAAAACCATCGGCATTGGATAGAATCAATGTAAGAAGATTGTTAATCGCAGTGAAGAAATACATCGCATCTTCAACAAGATACTTGGTATTCGAAAACAACACCGCTGCTACAAGAAATAGATTCCTATCAATTGTGAATCCTTACTTGGAATCAATCCAACAAAGAAATGGTTTGTACGCATTTAAGGTGGTGATGGATGATTCCAACAACACTCCAGATGTTATTGATAGAAACATTATGGTAGGGGAAATTTACTTACAACCAACGAAGACTGCTGAATTCATCGTACTTGACTTCAACATCCTTCCAACTGGCGCTGCATTCCCTGAGGCATAATTGTAGAAATAGACTATTTATTAGAAAGAGACAATAGGAGATTATAAATGGCACAGCTATTAGACCCAAATGAAATTATGTTCACCAACTTTGAACCTAAAATGTCAAATAGGTTCATTATGTACATCGAAGGTATCCCTGCATACTTGGTGAAAACCGCTGCAAGACCTGAGATTAATAATGGTAAGGTGACTATCGACCATATCAACACTCGTAGATATGTAAAAGGTCGTTCTGAATGGCAAGATTTGTCAGTAACCTTGTATGACCCAGTAGTTCC